TCCTTTGGCGGTCTTGCGCGATATGACCCATCCTTCAACTGCTTTTCGAGTTTTAGGACTTCTTCGATGCCGTTAAGGTGGAAGTGAGCAACAGAATCCTTCCAAAGCACATTCTTTTTGCATTTCTCCATAGAGATAAAGAGTGCTTCAAAGCCTATAATATCTTCATCGAGAGCATATATTTGGGGTGTCATTGATGTATATAACGCCCAAATTCTTTATGAAGTTGTTTGTATCACCAATGTATTGTTCGCCCTTATGGGCAGGGATTTCGGCTCTTTGTGTTATATATTTCGGAGCGCCACACTTACGGTGCAGCCTTTTTGTCCTTTATATAAACAAACGGGGGCAAAGCGATTCGCGTTGTTCGCGTTGTTGTTGTTGAGGTTGCCTGTCGTGTTCTGATACCAAGTATTGTACGAATTGTTGCGGTTCGCACTACGCAAGCGCAGGTTCTGCGGTCAGCCTACATCCCTATTATAAAACGCCTACACTTTGTGGTAGCGCTTATAATCCGATTCCTTCCAGGCTTTTAGGAGATTTTTAACATTTACGGCTAAACCTCCCCAGTATTTCACTCTCTTTAATGAGAGGTGGAATACCGTCCAAGCCAGGTGAATGAGAGCCAGGAGTTTGGTGCAATTTCTATATGCACTCTCCTGTAAACGTCTTCTCTCCGCATAGTCTTCTGCGGATTTTACCGTGATATTGTTGGCACTAAATGCCTCTACGAAAATTGCAAGGGCAATTCTATTTATATCATCGGTGAGTGACCTTTGGTATTCCGGAAGAAAAACTTTTTCATTTGCCGTGATGGTGATAGTGTACTTTGAGAGATAACGAGCATCCTCTACAACTTTAAGTTTGCCCGTACCCCTCAAACCTTCGGGTACTGACATTTCGGCGTTTTCTCCTTCTTTGTTTATTTTTAATTTAGGGGTTTACTCCTACCGCAGTGGCGGTAGGAGATGATGGGATTAGCAGATTACACAAACGGGGGCAAAGCGATGCGCGGTGCGCGCGCTGTCGTTGCTGAGGCTGCCTGCCGTGCTCTGAGACCAAGTATTGTACGAATAGGAGCGGCCCGCACTACGCAAGCGCAGGGCCTGCGCACTTGTTTTGGCATTGATGGCATAGGTGATGTAGGCAGGATTTCTTTCTGCTTCATACCATCCGTTAGGAGATGTTTTTCCTACGGCTCTACGCCAATACTCGAAGTACTCACCTTCCGCACCAGCCAACTGGGGCTTTGCGTAAATCTGCTCAAGGGAAGGCAGGAAGAAGGTGTCATAGGTGTCCTCGGTTGTGCCAATATCTGCATCGGTAACGGTGTTGAGTGCCGTTGTAACCTTGATAGGCTTGAGGCAAGCAAGGAAGTCTTCACCAAAGCCTGTCATAAAGCCCGCCTTTGTGGTATGCTGCTCCGGCTCTACGTCGAAGAGGTGCTGCGCAGTCCACCACTCGCCAACGCCCTTATTGCTATTAAGGAACTGGCGAAGTGCGGAGTGTGACCATCTATTGTAGCCGTAGTTTACGATATATCCGGTGCTATCCTTGATAGCGGAGTGGTAGTAGGTTTCGTTCGTGGGAATAGCAGAGCCTATGGTATAATCCGTGCCCTCGACAAGCAACTTATATCTTGTCTTGCCTTCTGCATCAGAATAGGCGGTGTAGTAGTAGCAGTCGTTGCGGAAAGCACCCTCGGTTGCTACCTCATTCTCCTGGTGGTCAAACTGTACTCCAAAAGGAGAGCAGTAGTGCCACTGGAGGTACATACCAGGGACAACGGTGCCGTCTTTGAGGGTTACATTGCCGAAGTGTACGATATCAAGCGGCACCTCATACTCAACGTCTGCGGCTACGTCCTTCCACGGTACGATAATCTGGTCACCCACATTAAAGATTTTTGATGCAAGCCCTTTTCTCACGATATCGTGAATAAAGGAAAGGTCCGTAATTGCTGCATCCACCGCATCCTTGCTCATAGCAGCGAGGAGTGCATTGTTGGTTTTAAGTTCGCTTACAATTTCCTTACCGGTTGCATCGGTAATAATAGGTTTTGTTACCTGGCTCATTTTTAGGTTTCCTCCTCATAGGTAATACATAAATATCCGTCAACTACAGAAAGACCGATATCAAGAGAGGCTACCGCAGCATTTGCCGCGGCTTTTGCCTCCTCTGCATCCTCTTTAGCGGCTACGGCAAGAGCCTTTGCGTTTTCTGCCGCTACCTTGAGAGCATTGAGTTCGGTGTAATTCACGGAGTATGGAAGGTCGGCAACAGGCGTTGCACCATCACCAACCTTTACGGCATATCTGCCGTCACTTTGAAGCACATAGAGGACCTCACCCTCATAAAGAATTACCGCACCATAGGTCGATAACTCTGCAAGGGTGCATCTTAACTCTTTGCGCCTTGTGTATCCAGGGTTTACTGACATTTATTTTTCCTCCTTAATTTAGTGCCGCAAGTTGTGCCAATGTAGGCGTTGTGAGTGTGAGTGCCGCACTCAAGGAGGCAAGCGGCGGTGCTTCCTGGAGGTCAAACATCTTCTCCCGAATACCGTTCATATAATTCACAAGCCTTGAGGTCATACTATCAATAGGAATGCGAATCTCCGAGCCATTAGCAAGAACGAGCACCGCCGCCTCCGCACCTTCCGTATCGTCAAAGTAGGACCTATCGGATACAATAAGTTCAAGGGGCAAGTCAACAGACTTGCTTGAGCCATCAGTTGAGGTGAAGGTGAGTACTCCGGTATCCGTGTCATAGACGATATCTATGAATGCCTTGCCTTCGAGAGAGAGTATTCTATTTTGCACCACAGAGGAAAGTTTTTCGTTAGTGATAGAGCCTGCGGCAATTTTGCCACTCGTTACGGCTGCATCCTTGATTTTGCCCGTAGTTACGCTTCCACTCGCCAACTCTGATTCCGTGATGCCCTCCAGAGCGATTTTAGAGGTCGTTACGGCTCGTTCTTTGATTTTAGGGGTTGTTACACTCCCATCAAGAATTTTGCCCTCTGTAACGGCACTATTGGATATATGCTCTGTGTTGATGTTGTTTGCCGCAATTTTGCTTGCGGTTACCGCCCTGTCATTGATTTTAGGGGTTGTTACGGCTGCATCTGCGATTCTCTCCGTTGTTACCTTCAAATTGATGGTATGAGTGGATAGTACCTTATTTTCAGTATTATATAGAGTGAAAACGAGGTTGCTTGTGGATGCAGAGAAGGTCAACTCCGTTCTTGCACCGCTTTCTTCACGGAGGTTTGCCGCTTTTTCATAAAGGGTGCTAATATCCTGGGCAATTGAAAATACAATGCTTTGGATATTATTCCTCGCGGTTGCACTCGCGGAGGGCTTGAGCATAAGCAGGTCTTCCGCAAACTTACCAGATGCAAAACTATCAACAAGGTCCTGTAGGGTTGTCACGCCTAAACTGTCGAGGACTACACGGATATATTGTGCCGCACTCTCGTCAGCAAGGGTGTTCTGGAGTTCGTTGATTTTATCCGCCAAGAAAGAGGCAAGTTTATCAAACCACAACTTCAACTGCGTCGAGGAAAGTCCGCCTACGCCATATTGAGCACTCGCATTGGGTCTATCCGCAAGAGCCTGTACGCCTTTAGCGGATATCTGGCTTTGAGTTATTTTGTTTAATTTAATAACGCCCATAGCGCCTCTCCTTTACTCCTTATACCTTCCGGCAATATTATAGCGGTACGAAATATAGTACAGAGCAAAGGGTTTCTTGTATTCATCGGAATAGATAAAGTACTGCTTTTCCACCCACTGCTTCTCTTTTTCACGCACGGAAAATAGGCTCTGCTCCGTTGTAATAAACGAATAGTCCGAGAAGTCCATACTATCAAAAGAAAAGAGGCTACTGTTAATTCTTGCTATCTGGTTATAAGGTTTTTTATTTGTTCGTACCTTGATTTTTGCGGCAGATTCCTGGAGTGATTTTGTTTTAATCACCGTGGACTTTTTCACTGTGTTTTTAGTCAGGTGGGGAATGCCGCAACAGTCCATTTTCGTAGCGCACCCACAGTAAATTGTTCTTTCATCGAAAGCATAATACTGTGGTGCTATTTCTCCGTATTCATCCCTCTTATCAAAGTTAAAAGAGCATAGGATTCCATTGACCGTGCCAAAGAAAAGGTTGCCCTCGATGCTTTTTACGATGGATGCTGCGTTGAAAGTGCCTCCGGTGTAGTTGCCCTTGCCTTCGCATAGGTAAGCCTCATATTTTACAAACTCCTCCGTGAGAGCATCATAGACTTCGTGGATAGTATAATAGACGCCTACATTATAGGCTTCCGTTTCCTCTCCCTCTCCGATGCTAACGGTAACAAGTTCGTCAAACACCTCGGTGGCTTCTCTGCCTTCCGCATCAGGCTCATTTACAACTGTGCCGGTGAGATTTACTGTTTCATTGGTCTTATAGTAGAAGACCTTATCCGCTAACATAAGCGGTACTTTAATATGGTGGTCTGTGCTTCCGCAGGTGCACTTTTTAGCACCCTTCTTGCAAACGGGGCAGTATTCCACCTCTGCTCCCTCAAACTCCTCATAAAGCCTTGTAGCATAGTGGTATTCAAGGTACTGGTCCTTGTGGATGCCTATGCCTTCGAGATAATACCACTCATACTGGACTACTCCTATATCGTGTGAGTATCTCTGGCGGCTATCCGCAAGGAAAATCTTGCCGTCAACAAGGAGAACGAGATATCCGTTCCATTCCTCTAATACGGCACTTGCAAGGTCGGTATTTATAAGGTTTGCGTCAATAAGACTTGACCTATGCTCTATAGCCCTTTCATATCTCACAGAAAGTTGTCCTACGCCCTCAAGTCCAAGACGTGATACAAACACAGGGTCATCGAGGAAGTTGATGCAAGCACCAAGACAACCTATGCCGGCAAGACCTCTCGTTGAGGGGTATGTAACGGAATATAGGTTATCTCCCGTTTGGTTTGCGGTATGAAAATACACCGAGCCGTCCTGTTGGGTGTCACCCTTCAAGACCATCAAAGTATCTGCTACAACGAGCATACCGGTTATTCCGGAGTTGTCCGTTCCGTCATCGTCCCAGAAGTTCTCCGGAAAATATGTTGCATCCTGCTCTCCCGCTACGGTATTTAAGCCGCACCACCAAAGCCTATTGGGGTATTTAGGGTTTCCCGAAAGGAAGATTCTATCATCAAAGATAGCAGCCAGGGTGCATTCCAGGATAGGATTTTCTGCCCTTGCTTTTGAGGCAAGTACTTCCACTCCTGCGTGGTTTTCGGGGTATTTATCTGCGTTAGCAATATCACCTTCGGCGCTATTGCTGTTTACATAGGTAGGTGTTTCACCTTCTGATGCATTTTTGTCAAGGATTTCATTGTTTTTGGCAGCAACGGAAGCATTGACGGGAGGAATGTGACCGGTAGCAAATGTGATTTTGCCGCTTTCCAGGTCCACAGAGTAATGTGTTCCCGCGGTCTTTAATTCGCCATAGACATATATACTCTCTATGGAATCAAGTTCCTTTTCGTTGAGATAAAAGTCCGCAGTCAAGCCATCGGGAACAAAAGTAGTCTTGAAATGCGGAGAAAAGAGGTTGCGTCCTTCGTGGGCGCTTCCTGCATCTGCATTTACACCGCCAGGCACTACATTGATATAAGTGGTAGGGATATAACAAGCAGAATTTTTCACCTCGGTTACAGAGGTGCCGTCATAGACGAGGTAATTCCTTCCGTCAATTATATAGAGGCGGTTATTAAAAATAAAAGATGCGCTTTTGCGGGCATTCATACCAGCAAAAAGGGCATCCGTTTTCTTTATTTCGCCCTCATAATAGGAAAGATATATTATATCTCCTTCGGAAAGGTCACTGCGTTGTATCGTTAGCACACTCGTTCCTTTGTTGAAGGAGGCGTTGCCCATAAGGTCCTCGCCCGTGATGGTTGAGAGAGATTCTACACTCACGGCTACAAGCCCTAATCCTTTAAGGTCAACCTCAAAGGATTTGACACCGTTAATAATTTCCGTTGGCGCAGGAACGGTGAGCGTCATTTTCATCAATACGCCAATAGAATAGGGATAGTTGTGCCATAAATAGAGCAAATTGCCTGCGTGTATGAGAATTTTTGTTGCTAGAGCGCCGTCACTCTGCCTGTGCCGGAAGGTGTGCACTCCATAGATTTCAGCCTCCTCCGGAAGCATAACGCGGCGGCGGAAGCCTGGTATCGTTTCAAGGGCTTGCCCTTGTCCCGACTGGTAGTCCTTA